TTAAGAAAGTTGATCAATAATTATTTTAAGCTTGTGAGCGTATTGTGGATCAGTAGCATAACCTGCGGCGGCTATCTCTTCGGCAAAGCGATAAGGGTCACTCTTGTAACGCATTGCTTTTTGGTAACGTGGATGCTGGCTCAGCAGGAGCGCATGGTCGGTAAAGGACTCTTCTGGGCTGTCATACTTCTTAAACCAATCACGCACAATATACAGATATTTGCCATCTGCTCGCTTGGTAATACTGATGATTTCTGGAAATAGTCCCTCCTTAGTAGGAGTTGGGCAGGCCAGTACCTCCTTGGTTCTTAACAGTTGCTTTTTCTCTGGGGGTGTTGTCTTAGTGGCTTTCACTCCAAAAAACATATTCCCTGGAGCATACTTCCCCCAACCTGTCTCCAAGGCTGCTTGGGCAAGTATAAAAACTGCCGAAATCCCTGTCTTTCGCTCACTCTCAAGTGCATAGGGAAGGTATTTTTCTTTAAAAGTATTCATTTTTTTTACCTTTTACTTATTCTCTTTCTTAAATTCCCACCACAATTGTCGCTACATGTTGGCGTATTTCGGGCAGTGGGGTAAGGGTTTGCTTGAGGATCATCAGGTGTGGCTTAGGTCCTTGCCAAGAGGCACGAATGGCTGTGATGACCTCCGAAACCACAAATCGCAAGCGATAGCGAGCCGAGATGTATTGGGTGCCTTGCACCCCCTTATACACATATACATCAGGCACATAGATAAGAACCTGCGCCACCCCCGTAGTGGCTCGCTCCTGCACCGTAGGCTCTCTGTCCTTGGGAAACTGACACTCAAGGCATTGCACAACAATATCTTCTTTGTAAGAGTCCTGAGGACGATCGTTTCCTAAGTAGATGTCTCCACTAAGCCCTAAGCGGTTTTTGATATCATATTGGGCAAGCAGCTGATACAAATGGGTTTCTACATCAAAAGTTATCATATTCGTTTTTAGGTATTTAGATAGTTGTCTATCATATCCACAATCGGGAATGAAATTGTCCTATGTCGCATTTCTGGACGATGCCTACCACACGTACCTTTTTGCCTTCGGGGTCATCACTCACAAGAATTTGTGTTCCCACAGGTAGGCGATCTACCCCTTGGGGAAAGTAAATAACCGAGGCGAATCGGTGAAACGAGGCATTGCCCTTTTGGACATGGTGATATAAGCTATTAGCCAAGGGTACTTCCTGTCCCTTGCTATTGACCTCCTCCCTACAACGACAGAGAAAAACAGGAGTTAGGGTGGTCTCAGTCCAAGTACCATCACTCCGCCGCTGTGGCTGGGAAGTAGTCATCACAAAAAGATAATGAGGATACTTCATGTTAATTGGTCGATTTGCTGATTTGTCAATTTGTCGATTTGCTGATTTGCCAATTTGTCGATTTGTCAATTTGCCGATTTGTCGATTTGTCAATTTGCCGATTAACTCATTGGCTCATTTGCTAATTGACTGATCGGCTCATCAGCTCATTGACTAATTGACTCATTTGCTAATTGACTCATTAGCTCATTGGCTCATCAGCTCATTGGCTCATCGGCTCATTGGCTCATCACCATATTTCTGCTCTGCTTCTTAGTTTAGGTGAATGGGAGGGAAAGAGTACATTCTTCTCCCCTAGCTCGTAGCATAGAGCTGTGTAATAAGCCTCTATGGCTTGCAAGTCCCAACTCTGTGAGAAAGCGCCTTCGGCACGCTTCTGCGAAGTGGAGGCAAGCACAAGCGAAAAATAACGATAGATAGCCCTATCACAGCGTTCTATCTCTAGATCTCCCGTTGGGGAGAGCTGCCCCTTGTGCAGGAGCAACTCTATTGTCTGTGGCTCTATTCCCATAGGAGATAAGCTCAATGTCAAGTATTCAAGATTAGTCATTAGTTGTTAGTTGTTAGTTGTTAGTTATTAGTCACTAGTCATTGGTCATTGGTCACTAGTCATTGGTCACTAGTCGCTCTAGTTTTTATTCCAAGAATTGTTATTCACTTGCATAAGTAGTGAGCGAGCAGCTAAGTTCCATGCAGGGAAGAGATTGGCGATACCCTCAGTGACTTCCTTTACGGGTGACTCTTGGGAATATTTCTTTATAAGGGTATGTCCATGTAGCGCTTTAAGAGCACTGGAGGACGGCATTTTCACATCTATTGGAGTTTTCCAATAGGTGTTACCCAATACCTTACTCTCGGAAAAGAGAATCACATCATCGGCAAAAGGATTCTGGGTTTTATGCTCTCCTGAGGCCAACTGCAAGGTGATTTCTTGGTCTATCACAATAATCTGTAATCCGCGATAGGTCTCGGCGTGTTTTGCCAAATAAGCATTCACCGTACTAAGGTCGGGTGCATCGGCTGGGGAAGTACCTATAGCATAAGGCATACAACGCTTACCTACCTCCTCTTGGGAGGCAAACTTGAGGAAGGTATCCACATTCATGAAGGCATACTTGTAGCTCACCCCATGTCTTTGTTGTCCCAATCGTATGGCTCTAGGAAAGTCCTTAGATAGGGGCCTGCCCGCCGTGCCATTATAAGAGGCCTCTACCCCTACCTTCTGCTCCTTAGGAATTTGGTAGTCCATCTCATATTGGCTAACTACCGAAAAGTTGTTCTCTGGATCTAGGGAAAATTTCCCCAAGGAGATTTGTTGTAACGCAATCCATTCAGCACGGGCAGCTATCCCATGCCAACAGTATTTGGTATCATCTGCCCAGAACTGTACCAAGGAAAGCATATCAGGGTTTTGCCCTGCAGTAGCCACCATGAGGTCATACTCGGTAAGTTCGTCTTCGTTTTTCTCTCGCATGATGGAGAGTTTGGGAATATCCCCTTGGAGTTTGGCTAGGTTCTTACGCACTTTTGCAGGTACCGATGCCCCACGGGCTACTATATCGGCCGCCACCTTTAGCCCTGCTTGTGCCTCAAGCATACGCCAAGAAAGTGTAGAGGTCTCCCTTAGTGGAAACAAGGTTGGGTAATAATATTGTTCAAGGTTGTAACTATTTACTACAGCTTGCACGTCGGCCTGATTCAGACCCACCATAAGAGAAGAATTTATCATGTTAGTTTTGAATTTTGAGTTTTGAATTTTGAGTCATTTGTCACTAGTCATTAGTCACTAAATAAAGCTTATAAGCCTAAGTGTCTTGGCTATGGGTTGGGAACGTTCTTCCTTGACCACACAGATAAGCCATGCTCCACAATACAAATCACCCCCATGGGGAACAAGAGCCGTATGGGCAATCAAGGCAACAGGCGATACCTTCGGAACTTTGTTATTGCCTTCACTGGCAAACAGGGGGGCATCCTTAGGAATCTCCACCGCAAAAGACTGCTCTAAGGTAAGAATATCATATTCAGCATTTTGTTTATTAACAGAAGCTATTTTCTGTCCATCAGCCATATCCGCCGCTATGTAGTCGCCCGCAAGGAAATGATGTCCTTTGGCTACTTTCAGCTCCTTGGACGATACAGGAGTTACATATAGGGTAAGGGCAATTTTCTCTACCTCATAGCAGCCATCACTACCCTTACCAATGGGCGTACCTGCATATAGATAAGCCCCGCCTAAGTGTTCTGAGGAGATTGTTACGCCGCCTGTTAGGTCGGCCAAGGTGTGCATAAATAGTCCTGAGGTAGGAACCGCTGGTGTAATATGAATCATTTTTAATTGTTTGTTATTAATTGTTAATAATGTGAATCAATGATTAAAGTAGTATTTACCAACTGTCTAAGAGGCAATAAATGGTACCTCTACACATGCGCTGGCTAAGATAATTCCTAATCATAGAGACGCAATTTATTGCGTCTTAACAAATTTGTCATTCGTCACTTGTCACTAGTCACTATATTTGTTTTCCTTTAAATGGTTGGTTTTCTCCCTGTTGTAGTTGGATAAAAGTCGCCACTGAGGAGGACACAGTACCCTGAGGAGATTCTTGGGTGTAGTAAGGAGGATGTTGTAAAGAGAGATTGCGATTGGACAAAAACTGATTAGCCTGTTGTACATCTTCTTGCTTTTGTTGTAAATACTGAGAAAAATCATCCTGAGAGGCAAACTGCATACGCCTAAAGTCCTTGAGGCTCTGATCGCGAAAGTTATGGTCTTCACAACTACTAAGCACCTCCTGAAGCTGGCTGTAACGCTGTTGCTGACTCTGTGCCGTTTCGAACTTGCTTAAGCGCTGCTCAAGCGACTGTACCACACTCTTTACACGCTCTTGAATAAGTCGCTCCAAGGAGGGAGCAAGCCCCGTCCCTTCTGTGTTGGCAACCGTTTCCGTGGCAAAGGCCTCCGCAGGAACAAAATCTTTTATCTGATCTAGCGTAAGCTTCGCTATCAACGCCTGCCCCTGATGATTATCTGGCTTTTGTGCCGCTAAGGAACTAGCCAATGGAGTTAGGTGCGCTTCAGTTAGTTGAGGAAATTTCTCTGTAAGCAAACTAAGGATTTCTTCTTGATTCATGATATATAATATTAAAACTTTTTGTTTGTTTGACGTTGCAAAATTACAACATTTCCGAACCCAAAGTCAAGCGATTTTATACCGAGAAGTAATAATTTATACAATAAAAAATTATGTTAAGTATTTATGACTTTTTAACTACTATGTATGGGCTTGTTAAAAGAAATACAATTAACGATTTTTATACATACACTTCCAAAAGTTTTTGTACTTTTGTGAGAATAAATAACAAATTACTAATTATGAAAATCAGTTCTATCGGCTATATAATAGCCTTGTTTTTATGCAGCTTAGCCTCCTATGCCACTTCTATATTTCCCAAAGAAATACCTCTTCCATTACTAAAAACAATTCAACAATACACCTATCGAGTATCAGGTACCGTAATTGATAAGAGGACACATGTGATTATCCCAGAGGCAGTTATTTCACTCAAAAACCTCACTACTGGACAGGAAAACACCTATACCTGTGACCAGTATGGCACTTATACAGTTGTATTGGACGTAAGAAATAGCTACCTCCTACAAGCCTCCGCTAAGGGGTATATCGCTTCCGAACAAGCTGCGTTCAAGCAGAACAGCACCGACCCTGAACAAATTCCTCTGAAAATGCAGGATTTCACCCTCTCTAAAGAAAAATAAAAAACAGCGGTCTACCATCTGTAAATCACTAACAACTAACCTCCAACTAATCAACTGAACTTAATAAATAAAACACATGAAAAAAGTTATCTTATCTGCCTTATTCTTGGCAGCGTTCCCATCGGTAGTACAAGCTCAGGAGGAGGAGAATACTCCAGAAAACTCCTTTACGCTTTCTGCCCAACTTCGTCCTCGTTTTGAATACCGAAATGGGGCTTATATTCCCCTACAAGAAGGAGAGAAACCTGCTATCTTGGTCAACAACCGTACTCGACTCAACTTTGACTACCACCATGGTGACCAATTGCAGCTATTCGTTTCCTTACAGAATGTGAACATCTGGGGACAGGCTCCTCAAGTACAACTCAACGACCGCACCGGAGGGCTCTCTGTATTCGAAGCTTACGCTGCCCTACCTATCTACGAAGAATTGAATATCAAAATAGGTAGACAAATGATCGTCCTCGACGAAGACCGTATCTTTGGTTCTCTTGATTGGCACCCTGCTGGTCGCGCACATGATGCGATAAATATCAATTGGAAAAACGACAAACTCACCCTTCGTTCTTTCTTCGCCTTTAACCAGAACTACCTCGAAGGAAATATTACTAGTGGTAATGTTAACAATCCTAAAGGACAGTTCTTTGCTCCAGGGGGGCAACCTTACCAACACTTGGAAGCGGTACATGCACATTACGACTTTGCTCCTACCCAAGGACTTTCTTTCCTTGTAGCCAACCTCGGACAGCGCAATGACCTCATTGATGACAATGATTACAACATGCAAACTATCGGTTTCCACTACCGCGGTAAGTCTGATGCGCTACGCTACGGCGCTGAAGGGTATTTGCAAACTGGAAAAAGTGCAACAAGTAAGAACAAAGATGGCTCTATTACACCAAGCAAAGACAAACAGGCTTTCTTACTTGCTGCTCTTGTAGGTTACCAATTCACTCCAGCTTTCTCTGCTACCCTTGGTCTTGACTACCTCAGTGGTAACGACAACACTAATGATACTGCCAAAGACAAGACTTTCAATCCTTTCTCTGGTACCAACCATAAGTTCTATGGCTTCATGGATCACTTCTATGTAAGTTATAGCCCAAGTGTAGGTCTCCTAAATCCTTACTTAAACCTTAACCTCAAAACTTCTGATAAGGGGTCTCTTTCTTTCACCGGACATTATTTCCATTCTGCAGCAAAAATTGTTGGTGATAAAGATAACAAAACTCGTAGCTTAGCTGTAGAAGGAGATTTGGTTTATACTCACAAGATACAAAACTTCGTTTCCCTACAAGCGGGCTACTCCCTATTGGTTCCTTCAAGTACATACAATAACCTCCAAGGTCTTCACAATGTACGCAAGCAACAAGACTGGTTATGGTGCAGCCTTAACATCAATCCTAAATTATTCTCTGCCAAATTCTAATAATAAGACAAAAGATATAAAACAAGGGCTATCGGTTCCACCGATAGCCCTTACTTTTTCCTTCTCCACAACCCAAACCCTAAGTATCCCCTTAACTACTCTTTCCGCTCTTTTCACCTATCACTCATCATTTATTTGTTAATTTTCTTGATTTTGTTACTTTATTGTTGTAATTTTGCAACTCAAAAACAATCAACTAACCACTAACCACTAACCAC